GGGTATTGAGTTCGGTACGATCACAGGCGGCGTGTCCGCCGATGAGCGGGACGAAGCGGTCCAGGCGTTCCAGAACGGCAAGCTGGACTACATCCTCTTCACCTACAAGGCGGGCGGCGTGGGTCTGAACCTCACCCGTGCTGACACGCTGGTCCGTCTCCAGCGGGGCTGGTCCCTGGTGGAGATGAAACAGGGCGAAGACCGTATCCACCGCATCGGCTCCGAGATCCACGATTCCGTTACCATCATCGATTTGGTGGCAGCGGGCACGATCGAAGAGACCCAGATTGAACGCCTCCTTGAAAAGGCGGAGCGGTTGGAGGAGATCGTCCGGGACCGGGCTAAGCTTCGGAAGCTTGGAAAGTCCACCACTGAACTGGACGCCGAAGCCGCAAGGCTGGAGGCCCACGGTCTGATGGAGGTGGACATGGACGAACAACTCACCCGGTACGAAGACGCCATGGATATGGTGTTGGACGAGAGCTAGGAGCACGCCATCGGCGGGCGTCGTTATGACTATCCGGGCCTGTCTCCTGAGTACATCGCTCAGGAGCGGGCCCGGAAACGGCTGGGCAACCGTGTTGCCTGGGTCAGGAAATGGTGGCCTCGCATTGAGGACGAAGTGAAAGGACACAAAGATGGACACTGTGCGACGTATCAGTCACTCAGAGATGAAGACCTTCCTCCGCTGCCGTAGGAAGTGGTACCTCTCCGAGTACCGCCGCCTTGCACCGAAGGGGAGTGATCCCACCGGGCCGCTGAAATCCGGCTCCCGGGTGCACACGGGTCTGGAGGCGTTCTACACGCCGGATCAGGACCCCATGGAGGAACTGAAGAAGACGCAGGACCACGACTGGGGTCAGTACGTGGCGTACCTGGTGGCAACGGGAGATGTGCCGGACCAGGGGACTACCGAGGCGTTCGCGAAGGATTGCGAACTGGAGCGGGCCATGCTGGAAGGCTACGTGGAATGGATCGCCGAGAGCGGGGCTGACGCGGGGCTGGAATTCCTGGCTACCGAGGAGATCGTCTCGGTTCCCGGAGATCGTGTGTTCCCAGTGCTGGCGCGGCGTTACGGCCAGCCGTTTGAAATCGTCGGCAAGATGGACGCCCGCGTGCGCAGGAACATGGACGGAAAGCGGCTCTTCGTAGACCACAAGACCGCCCAGTCCCTCACGATGGCGCTCCCGATGCTCCAACAAGACCCCCAGATGCTCCATTACCACTGGCTGGAGTCCTGGACCCGGGACGGAGCCTGGACGGATGGCGCGATCTACAACGTGTTGAAGAAGGTGAAGCGGACTAAAGCCGCGAAGCCTCCCTTCTACGCACGATACGAGATCCACCACAATGCGGAGGAGATCAACGCTTATGAAGCGCGACTGGGCAACATCATCCAGGACATCTTCCGCATGGAAGAAGCGCTGAACGTGGCGGGGACTCATGTCTACGCCCCTCAGATCGCTTACCCGAACCCCACCAGGGACTGTTCCTGGGACTGTCCGTTCTTCACGGTGTGCCCGATGTTCGATGACGGCTCCCGCGTGGAGCACGCACTCCGTGACGGATTCCGCGAACGTGACCCGCTCGCCCGCTACGCGGACGCTCCTCAGAAGGGTGTCTGATAGAATTAGGGACCGAAGATGAACGTAGAAAGGACACCATGACCGAACGAAACCCGAGGCACAACGCTTCGTTTCTCGTCTACGGGAAAACCAAGGTAGGGAAGTCCTCACTCGCAGCCACGGCCCCGGGACCCATTCTGGCCTTGGACGCCGAAGGGTCGTGGAACGCCTTCGATGGCCGACACAATCCCAACAACCTCGATCAGCCTTACCGGGTGGTGTGGTGGGAGAACCCCGCCGAAGCCCCACCCAAGGATGACGGGACCTGGGACATCTGTGTGGTTGACGTTCACCAGTGGGGGACCGTTGACCAGGTGATCAGTTGGGTGATCCAGACGGACCATCCGTTCCAGTCGATTGTCATGGACTCCGTGACCGAAGTCCAGAACCGGTGCAAGAAGGCGATCCAGCCTGACATGACCGGCCTCCAGCAACAGGATTGGGGAAAACTCCTCGCGCACATGTCGGACCGCATCAAGCGGTTCCGGGACATCGTGAAGGACCCCAGGAACCCCGCACGCTGTGTGGTGTTCACCTCGGAAGGCAAGCTCCAGAATGACGGGACTTACGTCCCCCACATGGAAGGACAGCTTCGCAACGGCATCGGGTATTGGATGAACACCACCGCGTGCCTTCGCGTAGCTCAGCTCCCCAACCAAGACGGCATCGTGACGGACAACAGTCCGACCGTGCGCCGCCTCCTGGTGAAGCCACATCCGCTCTTCATCACGGGGTCCCACTTCGAAGACCGCTTCGAATCCAACACACTCGACAATCCGAACATCACGGAGATCATGGGGAACGTCTTCCCCGGTTTCCAACCGTAACGAAAGGATCACAACATGGCTGACCTCGGATGGGATGACATCGTTGCCGAAGCCGGAGACCGGTTCAACGTGCCGCCGGAGGGCAAGTACGTGGCCGTCATCGAAGAGGCCGAATCCACGGTCTCCAAGAGTACCGGCAACCCGATGATCGCAGTCAAGCTGAAGATCTCGGAGGGACCCCACGCGGGCAAGCGCCCCAAGACCACGTACGTGGTCAAGTCGGCCAAGGCGGCGGGGATGCTCCTGGGCCACCTGAAGGCTGTGGGGATCACCGCAGAGACGCTGAAGAAGCACAGCCCCACGATGCCGCAGATTGCGGCGGTCATGGTGGGGAAGCGCGTCTCCATCGAAGTGAAGCATGAGGAATACCGGGGCGAGACTCAGGCGGTCGTGAACTTCACGATGCGCCAGCCCGAAGGCGGAGCGGTGGAAGTGACCAGCTTCCCGCCGATCACCGCTGAGACCACGGTCTCGGCCGGTTCTTCGGCTCCGGCGTCCGGGTTCACCTCGGACCCTGGCTTCTAGATCACGGTGCGGGGGTCCTTCGGGGCCCCCGCCTTGGCGAAGGGCTACAGATGGCGAAGAAAGAAATCCTCATCCCGTACGAAGCGGACGGATCAATCCCGTGGAACCACCCATGGAGCTGGAGTCAGCGATACAACCCGGATACCGGGGATTACGACCCGGACCCGCGCTACACCTGGCGCAAGGCGGGGCCATTCACCGCCAGACTGAAGTTCCATGAGATCATCACAGTCCGATCGGGAGCCACGGTCCGCATGAAGAACGTGGATACCGGGGCTATCTACCCGATGAAGCTGAACCTCTTCACAGATCTGATCGGTTTCATGAAGTACGGAGAACTTCCGGTGATGGACTGGGAGCCTTACAAGGTGGGGAACAACTACAACATCCGCCGGGTTACAACCGGCTGAAAGGAACCATCATGGCATTCTGGGTAGCAAAGAACCGCCAGAAGGCACCACAAGAAAACGCCTTCGCGGAACGGGCCCGCCGCAAGCGCACCCGCAACCCGAACCCGGCCCCTGAGGCGGCCCCAGAGCCTGTCTCCGAGCCGGAAGCGGTGCGGAAGCCATCGGAGGTAGCGGATTCGATGCCGGACCTCCAGGCACTCCGTGAGGCGGCCCAGCGTGCCGCTGAGCTGATCCACGCCGATGAGGTGAAGGCAGCGGACGAACTGTCCGCACTGGGTCAGGAACTCCAGGCGGACGCTGAGGCGACTGCGGAGACCTCCAAGCGGGGCCGCAAGCCGGACCCCGCCGTGGCTGAGCGTACGGCTCGCGTGCTGGAAGAAGTCCAGAAGGCAGGAGCCTCGGGGATTTCCAAACCGAAGCTAGCTGAAGTGTTGGAGGAGAAGGAGCAACAGATCTATACGTCGCTTCGGACTCTCCAGAAGGAAGGCAAGGTGGAGTCCAAGTCTCTGGAGGGGCTGGGATACCGCTGGGTAGCCCTGTAAGCTGGGGAAACACTGAAGGGGGACCCCAGGGTTGACAGCCCTGGGGGACTCTGATAGATTACTTCCATCAGCAAGAACGAAGACCAACGACGTAAGGATAAAGACATGAGCCTCCAGACCACCGCCCAGGACATCATCACCGCTCTTGGCGACATTGCCGAAGGCTTCAACATCGAAGAGATGGCGAAGTGCATCTGGCACGTGTCGGACGAACCGGTGGCTCAGATGGACCAGAAGTACTTCTGGCTTATCGCGGAGGACTACCTCCTGTAAGGGAGGTGCGAAGCGCTTCGGCGCTTGATAGAGTG